TTACGCTCAAAGAGTGTTGGTGAAATTTCAACGGTTGGACTTAAATGTACAGAATGTGATTCTCAAAACGAGATTGACATTAATCTTGATGAAATCAAAGTTATGGGTTCAGCTCCAGATGGTCGCGTTCAACTTACCGATACTGTTGGAGTAAACATGAAACCGATGAGTGTCAAGGACATGAGTAAAATTGCATCTAAGAAGGACATGTCAACTGCTGATCAAATGACTGAATCTGTTATTGCATGTATTGATAGCATCTATGATGAAAACAAAGTTTATCCAAAAACAAGTTACAGTCGATCTGATATGGAGACCTTTGTTAATTCTCTAGCGCGTTTACAGATGCAAAAGATTGAGGCATTCATCACTAACCTTCCAAAGGTTGAACATACAATCAAATTCAAATGCAGCAAATGTTCATGTGAAAATGAACAGTCTCTTAGCGGCATAAGATCTTTTTTCTCATAAGTCTCTCCCATGAGTCATTGGTTAATCTGTACAAGACTAACTTTGCACTTATGTATCATCATAAGTATAGCATATCAGAAATTGAAGATATGCTACCATGGGAGAGAGAAATTTACATTTCGTTATTAGCTGACCAAATTAAGAAAGAAAACCAAGAACGAAATAACAAACAAAACCACCTTTAATATATGCCAGAAACATCCCAGGAAATGACCAACATCCTGCAGCAAATGTTCAGTAATCAAACTGACATTGCTGCAGCTGTCGAGCTAGTCACATATGAAGTAGGCAATACGCTGACTCCTTTAAGGGACTCATCGATTATGTCTGAGCTTTTCCTTGAGGAAATATCCAAACTAATGGGTATCATGGTCAAAGGAATTGACACTCTGGCAAAAAACAAAGGAGGGGCGCCTGGTGGTGGCAATAGCAGTCAGTCAATCATACCTTCAGCTAGTGATATTGTTAAGTCAATTACTTTTGGCGTTTTCCCAAAAGTAGTTAAGGCATATGCAAAGGGCATGCGCAATTTGATTACGGAATTGTCAGATATCAATGATGTATCACTCGAAAAACTAAAGACATTCTCAGAAGCATCAAAGGCAATATCTGAATTTGCAAAGATCAGAGTTAGCGGAGTAATTAAAGCTGGAGTAGCATCACGTCTACTAGGGGGAAGCATAAAAAGTTTTGTTGAAACTCTAAGTAAATTGAGTGATGCCAGTGTTAAAAAGCTGTCTGCATTAGCTGAAGCATTTTCTGATTTCAATAAGGTAGAGGCGGGTCCAATGCTGAAATTTGGATTGGCTTTAATCTTCATAAGAAAGCCACTAACGGATTTCATCGATGCAATCAATAATACAACAGTTGGTAATTTTGTAAAATCCGCCGATAATATCTCAAAGGGTGTTACTAAACTTGGTAAGGCTGATGTATCATCTCTAACAAAACTTGGTAACACTATTCTAAAAGTAGGAGGAGGCTTTATCCTATTTGCCGGTGGACTGTTTGTTCTTGGAAAATCTCTTAAGACATTCTCAGAAGTTAAGTGGGAAGATTTAGGTAAGGCCGGTCTTGTGATTGGTGGAATTGTTGCAGCAACATACGGTTTATCAAAAATACAGGGGTCATTGCTAAAGAGTGCATTAGGAATTGCTGCAATGGGTGCAGCTTTGGCAGTAACTGCAATTGCGCTTCGTACATTTGAATCTGTTAAGTGGGAAGATTTAGGTAAGGCGACAGTTGCACTTGGCGGACTAGCATTGCTTGGCACTTTCTTAGGGAAGTCAATGGCAACGATCGCAAAAGGAGCATTGGCTATAGGATTACTTGGAGCTTCGCTAATTCCATTAGCATTTGGTCTTAACCTTCTAAAAGATGTCTCATGGAAATCTTTAGGTATAGCTGCTGTTGCATTAGTTGGCCTAACGTTAGCCGCTGCTGGATTAGGCGCATTGTTAATGGGACCACAAGCCGCATTGTTTGCAGCAGGAGTACTTGCAATTGCTGCACTTGGTGCTGCATTGATACCTTTGGCTTATGGACTAAATGTTCTAAGTAAGGTTGACATGAAAGCATTTGAAGGTCTAACCGGTGTAGCAGCATCTTTGGCTAAAGCATCGCTGCTCCTATTACTGGCAGCTCCTGGAATGACTCTGGCAGGCGCAGCGATGCTACCTCTATCAGCTGGATTGACTCTATTGAAATTAGCAATAGGAGATGATAACAAAATTGGAGAATTCTTCGATTCATTTAGTGAAAGAATTTCTAAGCTTGACGGGGGAATGTTATTTGGTATCGCCGGAGGTATTGCTGCAATAGGAGCAGCAATTGCTGGGTTTGGTGTTGGTGAAGCAGCAGCTGGCTTAGGTAATTTTATCGGCAAGCTTCTATCATTTGGAGCAGATAGTCCGCTTGAAAAGCTGATGAAGCTGTCAAAGGAAGGATATAATCTAATTGGTATTGGTCAGTCTATCAAGGCTATGGGCGAAGGAATGAAGTACATATCTGATTTGAATACTGATTGGGCTTCATTTGGTAGCTTCCCTTGGGATAAGATTGAGGAACTTAAGGACTTCAAAACTCCGATTCAAATCATTGCATCCAATTCGCCTGCTGCGGCCGCATCTAACGGGCTCAGCACAGTAACTCCATCTCCAGCTGATACCGTATCAGCAATCAATAGTCCAGGTAATTCAGGTGGTGGAATGATGGTTGTCAACAATGTCAGCCGTGGAGGAGACGTACACAATGTCTCGAACAGCAACGTCAATCAAAACTTAAATGGCGCCGCTGGTCCAATTCTGACCGGCAGCGCCATGGGGTTATATGCTTACTAAGCAGATGCGGTATTAACCACGTGCAAGCTTAGCAAAGTAGCTGATGTCATCATCGTCTCCTTCGGATGATGTACCGCCGTCAGACGTGAATGGAATGTCATCATTGACATCGTCATATGAGCTACCAGCTGCTGGTGCTGCTTGTGCTTCAACGGCACGACCAACATTAACTTCAGCAACTGCAGTATGTGCAGTTGAGGCTGATCCATTAACTGCTTCTTCGCCAAGAACCTCGATGAGCTTCTTCTTGAGTTCAGTGTAGGACTTGTAGCTCTTCGGATCGACGAAGTCGGATAGGCTATGGAGCTGGCCATAGATTTCCTCAAGACGTGCATCGTCACCGCCAAAGAGTTCGGTTGGTTTATCAAACTCGCTCTTATCATAGTTACGATATCCTTCGAAGTTGCGAATCTTCAAGCGGAAGCTTGCGCCACCCCAGAAGTCGAACGGATTGACCGGCGTCTCGTCCTGGAATTGCGGTTGCATCAGATCATTGATCTTGTCAAAGATCTTCTTACCATATTTGAAGATAAATACCTTTCCTTCATTTGCTGGATTAGCAGGATCGCTAACAACCAGGATGTTAGAAACGTAATGCAGACGACGCTTACGATCGCGTGCAACTTCCTTGTCTTTTTCATTACCGCTGTTCCAAAGAACAGAGTTGAGTTCAGAAACTGGGTCAGTCTGACCGATGCTGGTCAAGCTGTTCTCAATGTACCAACGACCAGTTGGTCCCTTGAATCCATGATCCCAATAGCGAACCCATGGAAGATCTTCACCTTCCTTAGCAGGGAGGAAACGGATAATAGCATACCCGTTACCAGTCTTATCGACGGTTGGTGCCCACAGACGATCATCGCCATAGGTTTTAGTTCCGCCTGTCTTTTCAGCAGCATTCACGAGTTTTGAGATTGCGGCTGCACGATTTTGTTTCAGTTTATCAAACGACATATGTTTTTGTATTGTTGTTGTTGTTGTATTGCGTTGTATGGTTATTATATACTATTTGTTTACATATGTAAACGAATTTAGTACATTTTGTTTTGCCTTCGAAACATCAATTTTCGATCTTAAGAAGGGCTTGTAGCGAGAGACACGGTAGGTAATGTCAGAGACAATCTCTAGCGGGTCGCTCACAAACTTATTTATACTCGACGTGTAGTTCACCAATGTGTCGAGGATTACTAACGTCTCGATTGGAAGTTTTCCTCGAGTGTATGCCTGGTAAATCGGCGGCATGTCTTCACGTGAAGACGGCTTGATGATAGAGTCAAATGAACTTGCATTGTTAGACAAGTCTGACATTGCAGAACGGAAGTCATAGTCCATTCGTTGAACGCGGCCTTGCCATCCTGCATAAGAATCGTCATTCATTGAACCAATCCAAGTATTCCCGTCTAGCAGGTTTGCAAGGAAGTATTCGATTGTAGAGTTCTTATTCGGATATGCACGTGCTATTTTCTCAAATGCATAGCGCTGCCGATACGCCATAAATGTTTCACGCTTGCAGCGCGGACCTTTAAAGTTAAAACGAAATGCGTCATAGCCGCTGTCCTTACGGAAATGCAATGACAGCGCAGTGTATATACTCCAAGCGTCAAATGGGGTTATAGTTGTTTCATCTGAAACACTAATCATAGACCGAACAGGCTATTTGGTTTTGGTAATAGGTTGTTTCGTTGTGCTTCAGCTTTAAGCTTTTCTTTAAGACTTCCGCCAACAAGCTTAGCGATGTCCTCAGGGTCAATACCTTTCATATCACACACGTGAATGATTGCTTCAGCATAACCCATACTTTCAGTACGAACTAATGCCTCAGCCTGAGAAATTAGATCTGCTTTAGTTAGGATAGGAATGATTGTTTCAGGAGTAATATCTGTCATGGTCGATGTTCAAGTACTTTGAGAATAATAGTGTGTTCGTTTAGACGGCCATTAGCTTTCTTCTTAGTGATCTTAACTCCATCAAAGATTTTATCAAGCTTCTTCAGAGTCGACGATAGTACACCAGTAAGAATATCCTTTGGCTTGCGCAATGTGGCATGGAAGCTAAGCGCATCATCAAATCCTTTAAGTGATGTACCTTTAACTTCAAATCCATTGTTACCGCTTGCATAGTAAACACCAATTTGTCGAGTCTTGGTATTGAATATGTATAGACGTTGGGCGTATGGGATACGCGACGGTGAAACACTCTCAAGTGCATATTCTGCGGAGTTAGACTGATACTTAAGACGTTGCACTTGCTTATCGGCAGCCTTAGGCTTCTTAGTTCGCGGCTTACGCATTGCATTTTTGATCTTGCCATGCGATTCAACGTCAGCTTTAAAAGTCTCTAATATCGAAACGATCTTACGTAGGTTTGGCTTAGACATGTATGAATATC